TAAAAGAGAATCAATTTGACTACAAACAGGTTTTAGACGCACAAAAGCTGAAAAAAGACTATGATTTGGCTAATTTACGTGCTGATGTAGCTTTGGAGAGAGCAAATGCCCCTAAACAAGAAGGGTAAAAAGATAAAAAAGGCCATGAGTAAGACATATGGCAAAAAAGAAGGCGCAAAAGTCTTCTATGCAAGTATAAACAAGGGAAAAATTAAAGGAGTAAAGAAAAAATGATGAATTTTTTAATAGGGCCTCTGACATCTTTGCTAGGTGATACGGTAAAAGGTTTCGTGGAGACTAAAAAAGCAAAAGCGGACTTAGCTTTAACAGAAATAAAAGCACAAAAGTCACTCAAAGAGCAGCAAATTGCAGGAAAAATTTCGTGGGAGGCCAGTGCGGTCGATCAGATGAAAGGGAGCTGGAAAGACGAGGTAATTTTACTAGCCCTGTTAGTTCCGGCGGTGCTAGTCTTCATACCCGGATGGACACCACACATTAAAGCAGGCTTTGAAGCGCTTCACTCACTCCCTGATTATTATAAGCATCTCTTATATATCGCCTGCTCGGCGAGCTTTGGCATCAAGGGGGCAAAAGGTGCTATGGGATTAATAACCAAAAAGAAATAATGAAAAAACAAGCAAAAAAAAGAGTTAAAAAGGTAATTGGTGCTTTGAAAAAAGCATCAAGATCTCATGCTAATCAAGCAAAAACTTTACAAAAGGTAATAAAAAGAAAATGAGCGATGGATGTGTAAGATGTGGATGTATGTGTCACTGCTGCTCCACCTGTATGTGCGAATGCGCAATCTGTGAACATGAAGAAGAAACTAACAAAGACAGTTCCTCCTAAAAAAGGACCACTATCACAAGGGTTGCAAATACCACCTAAAAAGATACAAATAGTTAAGACAAACAAAAAAGGA